GAATACTACATGGCTACCGTTAAAATCATTCCATGCCTTTTTAATACTGTTAAAGGTAATATGGAAGGCCATCCCAAGTTTAATATCGCTAGAACCTTGTACAACGTGTCTAGCACGGAAAAATGTGTTGGCTGTATCAACCAAAATGTATGTCATTTGTAATATTCCATGTCTGCGGCAAAAACAAATCGATATTCTGTAGTATCACAGATACCGGGTCTATGCCACAGTTTACTAGGATATATGCTCCATGTCAAATTGTTTGGTTTTAGGCAATATGTATCTTCAAAATTTGGTGCAGGATTAACTGAAAATTCTGTACCTGCCATTTCAAAATTTTCTACTTTTGGAACATAGACATACCAAAGCCCGCTTAATGTATCAGTAGTTCCGTTGTTGTCACTTACATGGTGATTGTGCCACAAATCATTTCTGTCTTCTACAGTTTCTTTATTGGTCATAAAAACCCAACTCATTATGTTTTTTATTCGAACTTCTCTGTCAAGATACATAAAGCAACTGTAAATGAAACTTTGTCTCATTTTTAAAAATACACGTTCTTCTCTTGAAAACAAATTTTGTTTTGTCTGAAATTTTGGACTGTTGGTAAAATAATTTCCAGACCCAATAATTTCTTTTGTAATATCTTTAATTTGTTCGTTGTCTTCTTGCTTGATCAACGACGACCAATCGTATAAATCAATATATTCGTTAGATTCGATTATTTTCATACTACTTCAGCTTTTCCACCACCTAGCTTAGTAACATTAATATATCCAGCGCCTCGAGTGGTATCTAAACCTTCTTCAGCTAACATGTTTCTTGCTAAGTCTCTAAACCAACGATCTACAATTTCTTCTTCAGGGTCGCCGTCAAAACCATATCCTGATTTTTTAAGTTCGGTAATAAAGTGTTCATTCCAATCAAGTTCAAAAAACCCATTACGAACATTATCTTTATTAACTTTAGTATCTAATACAGCTACCCAAGGCTCGCCTTTTTTAGTTGCACGTTCTTTAGGAGTGAGTTTGGCTTCTTCCTCCCTTGCTTGGGCCTCAGCAGCACGAGCTAATGCTTCAGCACGTTCTTGTTCAGCGCGAGCTTTTTCTTCTTCTAATTTTTTAATCCCTGTAATTTTTTTGAACCATTCTTTCATGGCTTTCTCCTAAAATATGTCGATACAGATATGGATGGTCCATTAATCCCATATCCCAAATAAGCTGACTCATTCGTTCTCTTTCTAAAATTGGAAGTGCTTGAATAAATGTATTTGTACTATACCTTGCACCTTTTGTAATTTCAGTTACCTCATGTACCCAAAACGGATCTGCTGGAAATATCATGGCATCGCCTTGCTCTAATTTTACAACATGTCTGCCATTCCAGAAACGAAACTCTCCTCCTTCATAGTCTGAATTAAGAGCAATAGTGCAACTAGCATGGATCATTTCTTCCCAATCGATGTGAGGATGAATCCAACCACCAACTTCATACTTCATAAGTCTGTGCATATGAGAGAATCTTAAAAATTTTTTTAGTGCTGGCGGATGAAAGGATTTAAATTGATCTAAATGATCGATCCATTCCTCGATAATATTGTTTATTTTATTGTGTACAATATCAAAAGTAATTGTTCCTGGTAAAAGTTCAACTCGTTTAAAAGTTGAAGTGGTCATTTTATTTGTTACTGCATGAATGCAGCTTTCTTTAACTGCTTCATTGGACCTATTATCATATTCTTTAATCAGCAATTCGCACTGATCTTTTGTCAGTGCATTTTTTACAATATAAATTAAGTCTTTTAACTTAATGTCTTCCATTAAGTTCCCCACTCATTTTTAAATAACGGTACTTGCAATCTATCACTATAACGCAAACCGTTTTTCATTGCTAGTTCTGCGACACGGCGATTATTAAGAGTGTACACGCTTTCAACACCTCCAACAGGCATAAGATACACAGGACCCGTAAAACCGTTTTCACGATAAATGTCTGCTGTTTCAATTGCTTCCTCCGCATCTTCTTCTGTTGCCACAACAAATTTAAGATAAGTGTAACCAACTTCTTCGTATTGACATACTACTTCAGGTTTAATTGCTTCGTGTCTAGTTTCACCACTACAACTTAACTTAGCACTAACACTAAATGTAATTTGTCTCCACACGTCTTCCTTAGATACCCAATCTGTCAAATAATTTTTAAATTCTTCTGTTAACAGTTGTGTGCCATTTGTTTCAAATGTAATCTCTTTCAAACCTTCCATCTTGGGATGATTGAGCAAATCCGGATAAGCACGTTGCCACCCTAGCAATGGCTCGCCGCCTGTAATAACCAAGTGTTCGTCCTGCCACTCGTTAAATGGAAGGATTTCGCAGATACGTTCTGCAATACCATCTGTTGTAAGCATAGGACTAAGATCTTTAAAACGAGGATCCCAAGAAGCGTAGCTATCACAGCCTGTACTAACAAGCGGAAGTTCTTCGTATTTTGTATAAGGTTTTCTTTCATGCTGTATAAAAATGTCTTCAACCTCATTACTTAACTCTCCTTTAGGCATACCGAATCCAGCACACTTAAAATTACAGCCAAATGTACGTAAGAAAACAGACGGTACACCCATGTAACGTCCTTCACCTTGTATGCTATAAAATAATTCTGCGATTTTAATTTTACTCATCGTCTTTTTCCAAGTATTGTGTTATTTGATCTTCTGCATCAATATAACTTTCTGCCCATACAGTAAAGGTTGCTACACCTTTTGTTGCGTAGATATCAAACGGAACAGTACCATTTGGAATCCAATTTTCCCCTACTTCTCTTTTAATTTCAAATTTTTGTAGGGTGGTATTTTTCATACGATTAATTAGTTCGTCGGATATTTGTTTTGCTGTATTCATACACAATCTCCTTGTTCTGCTATTCTTGCCGCAGCAGATTTTTCCTTGCGTTCAATCCTAAAGTTCTTAACATCTGCAATAGCAGTTTTTAAAGTTTCTGCATAGTTGAGTGTTTGTTGTTCACTCATACTAATAGTTGTTTCTACACGAACTGCACCAGTAGTCCACAGCTCCCATGTAACTTTTAGACGAGTCCATAGGCCGTTAATAATGTCTTTTACAAACCAATCAATTTCCTGCCAATACACGCTATCTATGTCATAGCGTTTTTCAAATAGTTCTGACCAATAGTTAGTTTTGGCAGTAGCATAAATGTTTACATTTACACCTGTTTCATCTGCTTCTATTTCTACATTGTGATCGTGATATTCTTGACCGCATCCACACACTACTTGATAGAACTTACTGTTACCAAAGTCGTTACGTTTTAAAATGCCTTCTGCTGGAATTTGAATTTTCATTGTATTATAGGCCTCTCAAACTTTTTAACTTGATTTCTATTCGCAGAAATACTATCAACCATACTTTCATATTCGTCTTGGCTTAGTGCAGTTTTATAAATTGACAGCGCCTGCGTCATCATAATTGCGGCAATAGCCAATGGACTGTGATCAACGCACATTTGATCTGTAAACTTTAAATAGTGTTCGTATAAATTTTCTAATTGGCTATCGTTCATCTTGGCGCAAACTCCTGTTGTAATTTAATATTATCCATAAACTCTTTCTTTGTACCTGCGTCGTTTTTAAACGCACCTTTGAGTACAGTAGTCTGAGTTAACGAGCTATGTGCCATAATGCCACGGTTTTCACAGCATCCATGTGTAGCTTGAATGTATACGCCTATGTCTTTGGCTCCTGTGGCTTTTTCGATCTCCCGAGCAATATCATTACAAAGTTCCTCCTGGAGAGTTCCACGTCTTGCACACCACTGTGCGATACGTGTGTACTTTGAGAGTCCGATAAGTTTCTCAGCAGCAATAAGACCAATATAAGCAACGCCAGTAACGGGTTGGTGATGATGGCTACACATACTGCGAAGCTCGCTACGAACAACCAACATACCTTCGTAACGGTCCGTCGTGTCGTTTGGAAATGCTGTTGCGTCTGGTGCTGGTTCATATCTACCTGCCATAATTTCGTTAAAATACATTTTAGCAAGGCGTCGAGCTGTGCCTTTACTATTTGGATCGTTTTCGCGATCAATCAGCAAACGATCAAGCACTAGTTCAAATGCTTCAGTTGCCTCGTCAATTAGGCGTTCTTTGTCGCCTTCATGTAAATAATCGCTAATGTTGTCGCCAGCCCAAAAGCGTTTACCTTCACGCTTCATCTTAAAGCGAAGATGATCTCCTAGATATGCTTCTTCATATCCTCCATCACCTGCCATTGCATCAAGTGCAGTTTCTTTCTTAATGTATACAGGTTTACCTAGCGGTTCGTATACATCAGGTTTAAATGTTCTGTCAATTTCTGTATTAAGTACAGGATCTGGTGTAAATTTTGTTGTCAATTAAATTCTCCGAGTTAAGGCGGTGGATCGCCATATTTGTATATTATACACTATTATTTAGGTTTTTGTACATCTTTTTGATAATTTTTTACTCTTGCCTGTCTACAAGCCTCTCGCATTTGAGGAGTAAAGTCTGGACTTATTTCACTCCAAGTACAATCGATAACAACTACATCGCCTCTTTTTGGAGCAAAATAAAAAACAAGACTAAACGCTATAAAAACAGCCACAGCCAAAAGTGCTATTTCTATATCTTCTCGCTTAACATTATACGACATAAGTCCGCATCCTTTTTTGTTTTAAAATGAAAATCCATATAATCCGGTGTTGGATGACTAGTAAACCTGTCGCCTGGTAATCCAAATACTTCTACAACATCAGCGCATACTTCGTTCCACCAATATTTGTCTTGTCCGTTCCATGGTAAACGAATGAGTTTTTCTTCGTCTGGAGAAAGAAATTCTTGTCCAAACACTTTATGTTTTTGAATTTCTTTTTTCATTTTTTAAAACTTTTAATTCATCTTCTAAATAGGCTTTGTATTCGCTGAGAACTTCAAATTTTCGACTAGCATCGCCTGTGGACTGCAATTCTCGCATGTCTATATCCACTTTGGCAATTTTTTCTTGTAGAGCTTCGATAGTTAAATCGGTTTCAGTTTTCATTCTTTCTTCCTACTACCAAAACGCAAACCAGTTGCGCTTCCAAATAATAATAAGAATGCCGCCCAAGTTTCCCATGTATAAGGTATTGCTAATACTGGAAATAGTGTATTAAGAGACCAAATACCAAGAAGCGGACCAAGTACAATAACTGCTACTAATAGACTAAGTCCTAAAATAAGTTTTAAAATACTTTTAATCATAACCAAAATTCCTCCCAAGGATAAACTAACCAACAGTCTTCTTCTCGTTTATCGACAGTCCAGACATGATAGTCTGGGTCTTTAAATTTACTACCATAGTTATGTGTTAGAACAGCAAAGCGAACACTATCGCCCCAAATCTGTTTCCATTTAGGATCATCGGGAAAACAGCCACTAGGCCAATCTTGTTTAATCCAATTAATTGTAGATCCTTGGTCGTTGATATCGTCTACAATTAAAATTTGTTTGCCTTTAAAAGCATCTTCTGCCATCCACAAGTTACTTTCGCCGCCTTCGCCGTCACGTAAACTGACATTAAGAGTATGCATCTTAATACCGGTGTATTGACTCAACAAGTTAGCAGGAACAAGCCCACCGCGGGTTATACCAACAATATAGTCTGGCTTCCAATTATGTGCAGACATTTGGCGAGCAATATCTAATACTGCTCCTTCGACTTGCTTCCAGCTATAGTAAACTTTCTTCATGCAGTTAGCCCGTACGCCAATGACTGCAATTCTTCTTTAGTCATGTGAAAATTATATGTGCTAGATTGCCATACTTCACCATCTTTACCTAGACTTTCTTGGATTAAATCAATATTGAATAATCCTTTAGGACTAATAGCTTCCCATTTTTCTAAGCGAAGTCTAAAACCTTCACTTTCTTTAATAACCATTTCTTTTGCTGTGTGAGCAACGTCTGGGTGTAATTCTCTCATTCTTCTTCTCCTTTGATTGATTCCCACATTCTATATTTGGATAATTCCTTAATATAGTCGTCATACATCTTTTTGAGTTTTGGATGTTTAGCTTCTAGTTTAACATCTCGTTCAGGAATAGTCAATACCTTTTCAATTGTCTTTAATCGTTCTTCCAAATCTTGACCATTTATAATCACGTTGCCTTTAACTTCTAATCCTGCTGGAGCATTTTGGACAGTTAAAACAGGATTAACCCATGTGCTTGATGTTGTTCCGTTAGCAAATGTTATGTTAGATGTTGCTGCTGTGTTGTTTGTTATGTAAGTATAACTCATTATGGATCCATTTATTTTTTACGAGAAAACCCCATTCTCGTTTTTGCGGACCTGGCATAAACAAAGTCCACGGAGTTATCCCTTCTTGAAGTTCAATTCGATGATAACTGCTAGAACTACAAACACGAAAATGGCCAGGACCTCTCCAATGACGAATTTCACCAATCATTTCGCCTTTAGTATTAAATTCTGGAACCCATTCGTAGTATCCGCCTGCAAGTATAAGTGTTGCATATGGCCAAGGATGATCGTGTACATCACCAGGATCACCTTTGTGAAATTTATGTAAGAATACGTTAAACGGGAATGTTTTACGATCTTTTAGAAAAAGGTAGTATCGTGTAAGTAATGGCTCGTTGCACTGACGATCCATAATAATTCTTTTTCGATCATGCGCCTCTAACCAATTAAGGACGAATTTTTTTATTCGGTGGAGCATCATAGTCATCCTTTACTAACAAATAAGTTGTTTTAAATTTTTCAAAAGCAATTTTGAGGCCGGGATATTCTTCGCACATTTTTTGAATTCTATTCCAGTCGGGAAAACTATTTTCCCATTCAGTAGGGAACAAACTAACATCTATGCTTGTGATAGGACCAATCGATATCGATCCAGCACCACCGTTTGATATTGTATATGTTCCTGAAGCACCGCTACCACCAAGTGTAACCGTGCTATATGACCCAGTGCCACCACCGAAGCCGCCTGCCCCGCCTATAATTGTCGGTTGTGTAATAGTAATAGTATCCAATGATGAAAAATCTAAAACATCAACCGATGAGCTTGAGTAAGTTGTCTGCGCTGAAGAATTGTTCATGTAAATCTCTCGCTTGTTTGTGTACAGTTGGAACAAACTTTGTATAGTTTTCCATAAACTGTATAATCTTACTGCATAAAAATGGTCTAGATGCTTCGTAAGATTTAAAATCTTCTGTCCAAGTACTTGGATACTTAAATGTGTCGTAATACATTTCTGTGTAACTAAGTCTGTCCGGAACCATAGGAATAGCGTCAACCACCGCACCTTCATAGCAACTAATGCCTAAAGTTTCTTGTAAGTTTGCGCTAAACACTATCTTTGCTTCGCCTAACAAGTTATGATATTCATTTTTTGTTAGCTGTTGATCCTGACACACTACAAATTCATACTGCGGTAAGTGTGTAGCTAAGTCTCGAAAAATCTCAACTTGCTTCTCGGGTGCGATGCGATGCGGGAAAAGAATAAGGTTACGCTTAGGCATATTCTTATACATTTTTAATGTATCTTCCATATACTCCATTGGCCAGCCTGTGCGTACATATTTGCTAGATTCTAACATATCTGCTTTATCTTCCTCTTCCCAAGGATTTTCAACCATTCCGTCATTGAGTAAATTATGATGGAACATGTCGATATGAAAGTTAGTAGCAAAATAGTTATGATCAAACGCTGCAAAGAAACTTTTCTCTGCATGTCTAACCCAAGGCTTATTACCAACGAGACGACCCAAGAAGTCTTGCGGGTCGTATGATCCAGCATGCCATAAACCATGTGTGGTTACTGGGATATTCAGTAACTCACTCATGTATTTTAAGTTTATGATACCAGGATGCCAAGCATCAGTAAAGATAAAGTGATCACCGGAACAAACGGTTCCGTTACAAAATAAACGCCCCATTTGCTCAACTTGGCTAGACTTATAGATATTAGTGCCGCCAAAATTAAGAAAGGCGCCAGGAGTAGTGGCACTAGGAATGTCCGTAGGACCAGAGATAATTTGAACATTATGACCTGCCTTTCGTAAAAGATGTGGTACATGGGTCTTCCATTGACCCGTGTACCTTGTTTCTACAGCTTCTAAATCAATTAGAAAAACGTTCGCCATTGTGACGTTTTCCTTGATACGGCTTGCGTTCGCCATTCCATTGTTTTTTCTCACCGTTCCATGGCTTACGTGGTCGTGTGCTACGCTCGTATTGTTGCCATACTCTAGATTGGCGATTATATAAATCTGCTTCGTTATATGGAAGCATTTCAAATCGACAGAAGTCGAGAAGTTTATCTAAGTCATCAAAAATTTTGACAACATCGGGACGATTTTCAAAGTAACTGTAATCGTTGTAGTTCTTAGCCATTATAGCCTCTTATTAGTATTTTATGAATGAACCATTTTCTCCGTCTTCGGAGACCTCAATCCAAACCTCGCGGCCTGGATACTTTTGCTCAATGATGTCGTACAAATCGTCAGACATCATTTCACAACTCTTATAATCAAGGCTTAAAACGGCACCTTGACCATTATACAGCGACTCGAGCCATCGTTTGAATTGGATGAATTCGATGTCCCTGTCATTGTGTTGCACACTGATCCACACCCTGAAATGAAAGATGTGGCGATGAGGATAACCCAAAAATGATACGTCATATTCGTCTCCTGTTGCTAACGCAGGATCTGTTAGCGCCGCAGGATATTTATGAATACCTTCCTTGCGGAAAGTTACCCAGATCATTTTGTTAGGTCGAATGTCTTGTTTAATTTTCATTTGATTTCTTTGTCTTGCGTATATTGATCCCAATATGTAAATTTATCTTTACTCATTAGGCTGTGTAAGTGATGTGTCCATACACCGGGATTTGTAGCACCCCATGTACGGTCATCTAGTTTAAGTGTTGCATTATAGTTTAGTTGATTAATGTAGGGCAACTTTACACTAATCATAGGAATAAATTTAGGATATTCATTATAACAAGATTCCAGTACACCTTCGATGTGTTCTACACCAAAGTCTAATGCTACCCAGTAACCTTCCTTTAGACAACCTACAATGACTTCGTCCCAGCGTTTATATTCTTCGTGTGAGATGGATTTAGGATTAAAACTTTGACTGGTGCCAAAGTAAATTTGTTTAATACGTTTGCTTTCATCTAGATATGCCTGTGTGTCTCCAGCAATACGTAGTATTTCTTCTAGAGGAGGTGTACCAACTACAAATAGTGTGTACATTCCATAAGCAACAGTATGCTCTACTTCGTAACCTGTAAAGTATGTAACACCTTGTCGTTCTTCAGTGTTTAATCCCATTTGATATAACCTCTACTGTAGCCATTTGGACGATCCACACCATCCGCAAATGCCTGTTGCCACTCTGTGTTTCTATTATAACCTTTTGTCCAAAAATTATCAACCTCTAGTTTACCGTTTTCTATCATCCAAACTGCATCTTTCATACATTGATGAAAATTTGAATTGCGTGGACTTGGTTTGATTGTAGTGCAAGCCTTCCAAAGTTGTTGCTGGGCTTCTTCTTTACTTACGGCTTTGCCAACAGCATCAACAATCGACGCATTATTATTTAGGTTTATATCAATGCCTAGTTCATATTTTCCAGACAAGTCAATAACTACATCGTAACTTTCACTAGTACTAACTAATAGTATATCTCCCCATAAGTCGATATTACTAGAACCTACTACATCTACATTTTCGCAATGTTTAAATTTAGTTAAAGTATGATAAGCTACCCACGCTAAAAATCCACTTCCAATTATAAGTATCTTGTCTTGCTTAGAACAATTTGCAACATCTACTGCGTTGATTCCGCAAGCAACAGGTTCGATAATATAGCGAGGATGTGCTTCTGGTATTTGTACATACTCATCTTTACGAACATTATAATAGTCTGCGTATGCTGGCTCGCCTCTAGTGGCTACAAAATTGCCCTTTTCTACATTGGTGACTTCAGACCCGACGTCTACAACTTGTCCTAATCCTTCGTGTCCTTGCATACTAAGAGGCAATGGTCCAAAGTTACCTTGCATCATATCAATATCGCTACGACATACACCAGTCATAATAGCACGGACGCAGATATCTGTTGGTCCTAATGAAGGAAGTTCATATGTTACTTCTTCAAAACGACCTTGACCCAATGTTTGTAAGCAACGAACTATCATATATTTTCTATTCTTTCGTGAATCCACAAATCAATCTCTAATTGTTCATTCCAGAAATTATCGTTATCTACGTTTCCTATCGCATCTTTAATCATTAATTCGTATGCATATTCTGGACATAGTCCTAACTCTATAATATCAACTGATTTATCTTGATTTATAAACTCAATGTTTATTTTTTCTTCTGTTATTCTACGCCAATCTGCTTCAAGATTCCATTTACTAGCAAAAGAAAAATGACACTTGTCATCTACATCATAAACGCCGTCAACATTTACAGTTCCGTAATTAGTATTTGCAATATCTTCTAAACTCCATCGAGTCATGGAACTATAGCCATTTAGCATATCTGTTCGCCAATTAGGATTTAATGCAACATACAGGCTTAGTAAGTGTGGCATTAAATCTCGGCTCACTCCTCCATATGCTAATGTTTTATTAGTAAACCAACTACCTGGATTTGGAACTCGATCTTTGTTAATCCAGTTTATTTTAATCGATTTTGCAGACTGTGCTTTTGTTTGTAGTTCAGATATGTTATCTCGCCACATGTTATTTTTAACCATGATAAAACGAGTATTTGGAAAATTGTTAATCAGGCTCTGCCACGATGTTTTATCTTTAACACCAGGTTTTTCAACAAAAATAATTTTACTAAACGGGGCAAGTTTAGTTGCAATATCCAAGTGAGTACAATTTGGAGTACAAATGTTTACAGTATCAAATCTACCATAAGAAAAAATAGCCGATTCAATAGTTGGGAAGTCGGCACCTTTTGATATATCCCCGTCAACCGTTATAACTTCGTGGTTGAGTTTTAATAAAATGGATTTGTACAATTGGCCAAAACCCATTCCAACAACTAAACTTCTCATATTTTTTCCTTTTTTGATTGTTCATATTGAGCCATTAGTCTTGTAACTGCTTCCATACGTTCTTGAAACACATCGGGCGCACCTTCTGCGGCACGAGTCATATCCCAGTCACTAGGGTAGTGTCGTAGCATAGAATGAGCATGTTCTCTAATAATTTTAGGAACTCTTGGTGTATGCTGTGGATTGCACAAGTCTAACAAAAATCTGCGAGTCTGTATAACGGCACGATAACGTTCGTCTGGTAGTGTCATTCTTTTACCTGTAATTCTAGCTGGTCTAATTTGGATTCTTCCTCGTCGGTGAATTCACCGTCGTCATGTGATTGTACACTATCTTCTTCTACTTCGTCAAACAATTCGAAGTATTTGGTACTAGCATTAACCGTTTTCTTACCAACAGCACCCCTAGTTCCAGGTATTGCTTGCCAAAATCTGTCAAATTCGTCAATAATGGCTTCTGCATCGCCTCTGTTAGAAGTTGCAAACACAGCTTCAATTACATCTTTGAAGTAGGTTCTTTGGAAACGTTCTTCAACTAACATGTTTGGACATAAGCCTGCATCGTATTGACGATTAGCTTCTTGTACGCTATTGATATGTTGCCATACATTATGACCCATCATAATAGCATAACTGAAACTATCCCACGATGTTTTACCTTCTTTGCCTATCTTATTTAGGTCGCCAGGTTTGTATATACAAATATCCTTAATAGGAACACCGTCCATAACAGGGCTAGTTGTAAATGACTGGAAAAAGTTATCCTGAATTACTGCGTCTTGGAAGAGCCTTGTGTCTGTTGCATATTTTTTGTCATCAATAGACGGCAACATTCTGTAGAGCCATTTTTTCCTGTCTTCGATTTCTGTTTGGACATAGATTTGTCCGTTTGCAGTTGCGAGGAACGGTGAGGCGCAATCAAAAGAGATGGTAAAGTTTTCATTATGATATTTCCTTACAGCACGTTGAATGTCTGTGAGCAATAGTGCCCACTCTAATTTTGATGTACCTAAGAAATGCATCCAGTCTTGCTGGCCTTTTTCTAATAGTCCATCAAATCTCAGTGCCACTAGTCGTTTTAAGACTAAGTGTACATCGCACATATTCTGTCCGCCCATAGCCCAACCGTTAAATGCACGGTCACCATAGACTTTAGGATCGCAATATTTTTTCATTCTATCATACCAATCGTCTGCATCAGTATGATTTTCACCTTGGAGAACATTTAAGAATTTACAATTACCATTGCGATTGTTTACAAACCAATCATTGTTAATATAAGTACCTTGAACTGCTTCTGCGTATGTTGTAATGCCTGTAGCTTTTTGACCAGCAGGACTACGAGCAACCCATGCCGGGATATCGAGACACATACCATAGTCCATAAGTGCATCCATCCACTTGAGAACTTGTTCACGTTTCTTTTGTGCTTTAGGACAGTTAGGATTTTTCCAGTCCCCTTCCCACACACCTTTACCAATTTGGAAGCCGCCTGAATCACCTAGTACCCAACTAGTATTACGATTGCGATTACGGAACATATCCTCGCCGTCGTCTTGTTTGTTTAGGTCTAGATTTGCATGTCCTGCGCTATACAAACAATGATCGTAGTAAAATAATCCTTTGTCAGGATCTAGATAATTTAAACTTTCAACACCATTTTTCCATACAGCAGGTATACGTGCTGGATCAACATAATTGCCATAACGCTGTTTGCCGATAAAAGTAGCATAGAAGCCGCTTGTTGCTGGCAAAAAGTATGCATAGTCGTTTTGTGCCGCCGTTAAATTTTTATTCATCTCGCTGTATCCAACATTCATAATACGGATCGTATGCCCAACCTGTTGGAGGATTAAGAGGATCGTATTTTTCTGGATGAGTGAACGGAGTCATTGGTGGCCTGTATAGTTTATTATAGTTGGCTGCAATTTCTAATCGTATCTTCTCATCCTTAATTTCGTGAGCCATTATTCCTTCGGGAATAGTTTCAAATTCTGTCCATCTAAATAATTTAGGCAGTTTCATTTTAGTAAGTGTTGTGCCAATACCATGCAACTAATCCAAGTCCAAATAGTATTAAACCCAACTAGTGTAGGTAAAAACTTTTTATTACTAGCCCATATAAGTGCTAAACTAGTTGCTAAAGTTAAAAAATATAAGTACCAAAGACTGATTCCAAAAATTAATCCTGGAATAATAATAACAGCCTTTGCCGCCCAACTAATGAATTCCACAGTATTATAGTCTGTCCAGTATTCTCTAGTAAACCACATGCCATAACACTCTTTTACTTTAGTCCAACCAGTTCGACTATACACTACATAGATTAGCACTAAAAAGGCTAGATTAGCAGAAATTATTTGAGTAGTATTCATATTATTTGCTCTGTGCTGGTAAAATGTAATCGTAAACAGCAACACCGCTGTCTACAGTAATCATCATTGCGCCAACATCCGCAATTTTCATAGTAATGTTTCCAGACAAATTAAGAATACTCATAACTTGTACAACCGGCCACGACCAAGTTTGCTTTAGTTTACCAGTAACTCCTGATTGGAAAACAAACTCTCCTGCGTGTGTACTTGCATCACCAAAACTGAATACTAGATTATCGTTTTCGCTTTTAACTTGGAACACACTTTCTTCGCTGTGTGCGTTTGCTTGAAACTTCAAACGTTGAATTGATGCAACACTTGGCTCAAATTCAATATCCCATTTAGCACCTTTAAACTTAACTGACTTTAGTTTTTCGTTAATAATTTCTGTATTCATAAAACGATAGTCGTTTTCAAAGTCACCGTCTTTATTTTCAAAGTGTAAGCCTGTAGGAATTTCTTCTCCGTTACGCTGTGCTTTAGTAACACTAATCTTAGCGTTTTCTTTATATTCTGGACACTTAAGATGAATGTCTAGTTTATTTAGGTTCGGCATACCAAACACACCTGTAAATTCATCAACTGGTGTTTTTGTTTTTGCATTAACAATAACTGAACGGTCTTCAGCCATAGCTTCGATTTCAGTAGCTTGTTCAGTAGAACTAACTTTAACCAAAGGAATAAATCCTAGGCTATGAGTGTGTGCTACCAAGTCTTGTAAAATATCTTTCATATGATTCTCCATGTTTAGTGATTATATTTAGGTTTTTTGTAAAAGTCAAGGCTCATTTCTTACTTTTTTGTTATATTCGACTGCTGATTCAACCAAACTAATTGGCGCACCTATAGTGTTAGCCCATCGAATAAATGCTTGTGTGTCTTTAGGAAAACAATGTCCTCCCCAGCCACGGTATCCATCTGGACCAGGTACTAGTGTATGCCCTGAACCAATTCTATTATCTTGTGATATAATATGTCTAACTGTTTCAAAAGACATGCCTGTCTTTTCGCATAAGTCATAGACTTGATTGAAGAAGCTGGCTTTTAATGCTAAAAAACTGTTTACACTATACTTGACTAAACAAGCCTCTTCTTCGGTACAGTTTAAAATCATTTTACAGTTTGGCAATGTATTTTGAAATAGATCCTGCCAGAAACATTCTGGATCCTCTCCACCTATTACAACATATTTTTGATTTAAGAAATCTTTGTCAGCTGTATTGGCTCTTAGGAATTCTGGACTGTAACAAATACTATGATCTGGATATATTTCTTTGAAGCCTTCTACAATACCAGGTGTCACGGTACTCTTAATAAGAATAGGCATAAACACCGGGACATAATCTAATACTTCGGCTATTATGCTGGCATCGCAAATTCCATATTCTGTTGTAGGAGTAGGAACACATACAATGATGCCATCTGCATCGTGGTGATCAATAATTTTAAAATCTGTATACTGCGGATCGTGTATAACAATTTCGTGCTGATCTTTTAATGCATTAGCAACTGCTTTACCAACAAATCCGTAACCAGCAATTATAAATTTCATATTAAAATTCGAACAGGCTGTTAAACGTGTTCTTCTCCTCAGTTGATTTAATATCCCAGTTCAATACGCCAATAAGGTTGGATAGTTTGTTATCAATAATAGTTGCTTCCATTTCATCATGGTCAAAAGGTAAATCTTTGAACCACTGTGGCAAACGCAATTCATCTACTGGATATGCAACACTAGTAAATCCTAAAGGATTTTGTTTTAGTTTACATACAATAACTTTAGCACCGTCTGTAATATTCATCGAGTACTTGTCGTTGTACATACGCTTCAAAGTATTCCAATTGATACTTGCACGGACATGTCCTGGCATATTGGCTTTACCAGCTTTCTTTTCTTTAGCTTCATATTCAGTAATGTTATTTGCTCTCTTAGGACTTCCTTTTTCCCAACCAGGACGAGCTTTAAACGCTGTACGGAAATGTGTAATGTGTTCTAATACTTGTTCTTCTGTAGCACCAGTTAACACCATTTCAAGGACATCGCTTAAGAAGTTTTGAATAAATTCAGGTGTATCACTACGTTTAAGATCTAGACCCATGGCCTTAATCTTGCCTGGTTTGCCATCGACGTCTGCACGTTTGCCTTCTTTGTCATAGTAAAGAACAGCATAACGCTTCTTAGTAATAAACAAACTCTTAGAACCAACAATTTCACGGCCTGCTTTAATAACTTCACCGCGTGTTTTCGGTACATGGAATGCATCTAACATAAACTGTGGAAATGTTGTGTTTACTTCTTCGCCAATTTGGTCATAGAGTTGAACTACAGTTTCTTTAGTCCAAGGTATATGACCTGCATCAATTTCTTTCTTTAGGGTCTTATAAGCAGAGAAATAACAGGAATCGGTGTCTCCGTAGATGATTGCTTTACCCACGTGGTTATATTCTCCCGCAACAATCTCATTGACTTTTCCAGCCATATGCTTTGCGATCTGTCGCCCTGTAAGAGTTGTAGATTGGCCGATACGTTTATCAAAAAAGCGACAGCCAGGATTAAGAATGGCGCCATAGAGCGAGTTAAGGTTAATCTTCTTGACCAACTGTCTCTTGTCCCAATACTCTTCTTCAATTTTGTTACCAGCATTTATAGCCTCCTTTAACTTGGCCTGCATTTCTTTACGTTCTGCATACCAACGTTTTAGTAGCCCTGGAATAATTCCTTCCTTTTCATAAGTGAAGATAGTGCCATTTGCTGAAAGCATCCAGGGCTGATTGCTTTCAAAAATCAATCTATAGACTTCGGCGGCACTAACAACATCACTAGTTCCATCTTCCCAGTCAATGGTAATGTCAGTTCCAATTTCTTGATTCATTACTGCTGTGTACTCTAATGATCCAAATACACCTTCCCACGCTGCCGCAAAGCTCTTGCCTTTTGCCATTTGGTTTTGCAAGAAATCTTCAGTCAGTGTTTGACGTAGCTGACCAACAATAGTTTCAGGACCCATGTTAAGCGCACGAATGGCACTTGGATAAAGACTGTTAATATCTAATGATCCTACCCAGTCTTGAATACCTTCTTTAGGATATGCAACGTAAGCACCGGCGGCCGCAGTATCTTCACGTTCGCTCATCTTTGGACGATTTGGTACAACAAATCCTCTACGATGTGCTTCGTTAATAATGGCCTGTTCTGTCACAGCAACAGCACCCATTGTTGTTTGTAACAATACTGTGTTTTCGTGTGCCAGTGTGTTGGCTAGGTCTAAGAACTTTAGTTTCTTATCAAGTCTGTCCAATAGCGCACAGTCTTGTCTGTTGTATTCGACGAACGTTTTAAAATCGTTGTTGTAGAGTTGGTCCAAAGTTCCTTCATATTGAGTCTTTCTTTCGCCAAGTTCGTATTCCGCGATGGCATCCAATCGATAGGAGTGTCTTTCTTCATATGTGTACTTTCTATAAAGTTCAAGATAGTCTACGTGAACACGACCGATTAAGTCATAAGTTGTAGCAGTACGACCAAATTTTTCATATTCACGTTTACGAGGAAATTGATCAAACAAACAAAAACGTCTTGTATCTTCTTTGCTAAGGACTTTGGTAACACGATTAACAGTATATGGAATATCAAAGCCTTCACTGTTCCAACCTGATAATACATCTGCTTCTTGTATTAGGTCTAAAAATGCTATGAGCAAATCCGCTTCGTTGTCAAACAACATTGTGTTTGGAAAGTCTTTAACCATTTCCTTAGCATCTTCCATGCTAACACCTTTTGGCGGAATAGCCAAACATACCATAGTGTCTAACCATTGTAGGTGAACTGCAATAGCAGTGATTGGCATGAAAGCATCATCTGGACTTGCGTAACCACGCTCGGGGTCAAAGTCTACCTCAATATCGAAAAATGCAGCATTTAGTTTAGGCGCATCTTGATTGAGATAATTTTCACTTAGTGTAACAAAGATTGGATTGATGTCTGCTTCGTATAGAGTTTTGCCACTATTAATGGCCATTTCTTTACGTAGTTCTTTTGTATTTTTACAAACGATACGGCTTACTGCTTCGCCGTAGATTGAAATATGTTTGCCCTTAGGGTCTTTAACATATAATGTGTGACGAACTGGAATATCTCTAAATTCTCTTTCGCCTTTTTTGTTGCGTTCAACAACACGAATAATATCATTATCGCGGTCAAACCAAGCGTCTACATAAGACATAAATTTTTCTCTCCATGCGATTTACGGCTCGCAAATACCTAATATGGCAGATTATGGCCTGCCGCACCCATATATTATACTATACTTAGATACGTTTTGTAATATCCAAAATAGCTTCAATTTCTTCCCAATCTTCATTGTAAGCCTGCCAATCGCCTTTGTGTGCGATTTTAATTGCTTTGTTAATGACACTGGGTTTTACTTGTAATTCTTCAGCAACTGCTTTAACAGTTTCTTTTAGGCCTTCTTGTAAATCTTCAATTTCACGTAATACTGTGGAACCTTCGCTAATTAGTCGTTCCAATTTTGCCTTTTCTTCTGCGCCATAGTTGCGTCCAGCCATGTAAATCTCCTAGTAATAATGCCTATTATATATTAGTTATCTTAGTAATGCAAGCTCAAAGACAAAAAACGGCAAAATAAATTTGCCGTTTTTATGAGCTTAAAAATGTTATCTTCGAACACCTTGACCTGGATATGTTGGTGTTGCAGCTGATTTTTTTGCTAGATCTTCAGCACTTGCACTAACACCGGCTCTACCAAAAACTCTAGCATTTGAATCACCACCTGCTGTAGCCGCTGGTTGAGGTTGAACGCCGCCTTCTTTAAATCCTTCTGGCGCCTTGGCACCAGCTGCAACAGCCGCCTTAATTGTTTCAGCTGTTTCTGGATCAGTTGGCCAACCACCATATAATTGAGCAAGAAGTTTTTCAAGATCTAAAAGTTGACGTTTGCGTTCTTCTTCTTTTGGATCTACTTGCGGTTGAACTGGCGCTGGCCCAGGTGCTGGTCCTGGTCCTGGTCCTGGTCCTGGTTGCGGTTCGACTGGTTTGTCCGTTGTCACAATTTTGTAAATTCCATATGCTGCCAACAAGGCTAGTAGAGTTAAGAATTTATTGTTCTTAATAAATCTTACAAAACGTCCGCCTAATTTTCCAACTTGATAAAGTAATCCTTCTCCCTTAGCAGCATCTGCTGTTAATTTAGAAACAGCCTCGTCTCCTACCTTAGGAAGAACTTTTTCTGCATCGGCTACACCTTTCTCTACATTAGCTACACCTTTTTCTGCATTAGCTACACCTTTTTCTGCATTAGCTACACCCTTCTCTGTATTGGCTACACCTTTCTCTGCAGCAGATGTACCTTTTTGTCCTGCACGTTCAATATCGCTAGCCATTTTTCTTGCAGCACGAAGTTCACCGGGACTAGCAACTTTGGATGCCAAAGGTTCGTTAGCAAGTTTAGCTAGTCGTTGTCCTCTTGGACCGCTTGCTATCATTTGATCAATGACCCAACTTGCAAATTTCATGCCGCCGCCAATACGATCCTCTTCAAGATCATCATCTTCATATAAGCCGGATAGTTTCAGTATGCGAGCTAGGTCTGACGATTCAGCTGTTCTAGTTGTTCCTTGAACAAGACCGCCATCACCACCACCTGCCATTACAGTTGGAGCGGCTTGTCCGCCACTCATATTTGGACCACCGGTTGTATCTGCCGTAGCATTTGATGCATTTGCTCCAGCACCTGCATCTGCAACTTCTTCTCCGTCTTTAATTCCTACAGCATCCATTAATGCTGCTAACTGCTCTTGAGTGATGTTAGGAGGTGTTATTCCTAATTTCTTCATAGCATCTTGTACTACTTTTGGATCTAAATCTGCCATGGCATTTGTAGCCGTTGTTGGACCAGAAGGAGCTGCATCATTTTGACGTTGTAGTCTAGCTGTTTCTGCATTACTTTGATCTGGTTCTGACGCTGAAGGAGCTGCATCATTTTGACGTTGTAGTCTAGCTGTTTCTGCATTACTTTGATCTGGTGCAGAAGGTATTTTTCCGTCAGCAGTTAATTTTCCGTCTTTCTTAGCACGAGCAATAGCATCTTGAGTTTCTTTGCCTAGTTTTCCATCTGCACCAAAGCGAGGTAATATGTTTTTTGCACTACCGTATTGTGCAACTAAGTAATCTTGAATTTTCTTAACTTCTTCGTCGTATTTTAATTTGTTATTAGCTGGTTGTGGATTCGGTGGTTGCGGATTATTTGACGGAACGTTATCTGGATGAGGATCTACTCCGGCTGCTTTATCTATTTGATCAACAGCTTTTTGAGTACCAACTACAGCACCTGTACCTGTAACAAACTGGCCGACTTTACCCATACCAAGTTTTTGAGCACCTTTCACACCTACTTTAAACATACTTGTAATAGCGCCAGGGCCTACAAGGCCTAATACGTCACCTATAGTCATGTTTCCAGCTGGATTGTTTGGATCCATTTTCCAGCCAACTGCATTTGCCGCTGAACGTAAATTCAAAGCATTTGGATCTAAGTTATAAGCTCTATCAGCCGCTTGTTGTTTTTCGCGTTCTTTTTTGTATGTGGTATTTGGATCAAATGCGCTACTAGCTGCTGCCGCTGCTTTGTCCGCTAGATCAAAAGTTGCCATATTAGCCCAGTCTTTAACTGTTTTACCTAAATGGTCACTCCAATCTAGTTTAGCATGTCCTTTCTTTAACAATGCGAGATTATGTTTTACTTGTTCAGGACTTAGATAACCTTTCCAGTCTGGTTCAAAAAGTTTAGCACCTGCCTTTTGACCTTGAGGTGTTAATGACAATTCCATTAACATTTCTGAATCATTATCTAATGATTCATTTGCTGGTGTACCAGCACCTCCACTACGTTCTCCTCCAGCTGGTGCAGCCGGTGCAGTTGATGTTGTTGCCGCAGGTTTTATTGCAGCAATAACTTCTTTAATACGTGCAATTAACGCATCTCGTTGTTGATTGTATGCTCTAAATTGTGCAACAAGGTCTGCTGAATCAGGATCTGATTTTGCAAAAGGAGTAAGTTTTTGTACTAGCCCTTTTAACTCTGCATGTTCTTCTGGTGTAATGTATTCTAGTAACGAAACTTTGTAGCCAAAACTACCTAATAATGATTCTGCAATGCTTTCTTTAGCTGGTGCAGCTGATGGTGCAGTAATAGCTTTTTTCATTAATTCTTCTGCACGATCAACCATTTTGTCTCGTTCTTGAGCTGACTGGTTGTCTCCAATAGCTGTTTTTCTATCTTGGCCTCTAGCACCCATCCAGCTAGATGTTTTTGCATTTA